CATCGAACTTGGCGGCGGTGTTTCAGTAAAGCGCAATGCCTTTACCTACAAAGACCTTGAAAAAGCGCAGTATCTTATGAACCATCAAAACGTGCCCAAGACCGACCGTTACGTCTTGTTGGAAAGCAAGATGTATCAGCAACTTTTGGACAGCCTTTCGGCAAACCAAATGGCAGCATTCCAAGCGGCAGCCGATTTGAAAAACGGTATTTGCGGACGACTTTTCGGTTTCAACATTTTGGAACGTTCATCAGTATTGCTTTTTGCAGACAAGTCTCCCGTGGTTCCCGGCACTGAAATCGTTAATACCATGAACCCCGCTGCATTATGTTGGCAGAAAGACTGCGTAACTATCGCAAAAGGAGACATCTTACCTTATCAGGATACTGCAAATCCGCTCTATTACGGCGACGTATTCTCGGCAGAGGTCAAAATGGGCGGTCGTGCAAAACATCAAGATTATGCCGGAGTGGTGGCTATTGTAGCTTACAAGAAAACGGCATAATTGGAATTTGACAATTTAAAGCAAAAAAAGAAATGTTAGAAGTTTTCCAGTCGCTTGCCTATCCTGTCGCCGTATCGGTGATACTGTTTGCGGCGATGGGCTTTTTTGCCAAAAGGATGCTTGAAGACATGCGTAAGAGGGACGAGGAAAACATTAAACTCAGAGATCAATATGTAGCCTTTTTGCAAATGTCTAATGTGGAATTGACAGGCGCACTAAAAGAGAATGCCACGGCATCCAAAGAGAATGCCGAAGCCCTGAAACAAAACGCGATGGCGTTAAACAGGTTTTCGGCTTCTCTTGAAAAATTTGAAACTATATTGAATAAAATGCAAATTCAAAAATCTTAATTCGTAACTACTATGGGATTTCCAAAAGTAAAAGTCAATATCAGCGACGGCAACCTTTTGCGTACTGTCAATGCACCTGATGCAGTTCCGGCAATACTTACCAAAGAGTATACCGGCAGCGTTTTAACGGTGTTTTCTCCCGACGATGCGCAAAAGCAAGGTATCACCGCACAGGCATTTCCAAAAACACTCGCTTTGATTGAGATGTTTTATAAAGAACTCTCTGGCAATACTCGTTTGTATATTGCTGAACAAAGCACCGAAACACTCGAAAAACTTGCTACTCGCGGCGTTAATATTGCTGTTTGGCAAGATGACAATTTCTCACAGGAGGATTTGGCCTCACTGTCTAATACATTGAAATCCGTATGTTCCAAAATGCAATCTTCGGGTTGTCCGCTTAGAGTTCTTATCGGCGGTGGTATCAGTGAGGAAACCTTAACGGAGTTTAGTGTCAAAACGCTTGATAATCCGTATATCGGTATTGTAGCAGGTCAGGACAGCGGAACAGGCGCAAGTATAGCAGCTGCAGCCTTAGCTCGTTGTTGTAAATATGGTGCGCATATCAAAATTGGCAGCGGTCAAAATGGTGCGTTGGTAAGCGTTACCGATATTATTATTGATACTAAGTATTACAGCGACTTTACACTTGCACAGCTTGAAGTAATGCACGACAACGGCTATATAATGCCGCAGCATCGCACAGGCACAGCCGGTTATTTCTTTGGTCAGGACAATATGTGTAGCAACGGTGATTTCCGCATTTTAGCACATGGTCGTATTATCGACAAAGCGCAGGTAATAATCCAACAGGCTTACGCACCTTTTATCGAAGACACTATCCGTGTTTCTGACGACGGCACACTTGACGAGGGCGATGTTTCGTATCTCGAAAACGTTCTCGAATGTTCTATCCTTGCCAACATGACTTCGCAGATAAGCGGTGTACAGGTGGTGATTGACAAACAGCAGGACATCATCAACACTTCAACACTTGAAGTAAGTTGCCGCATCCAGCCGCTTGGTTACACTACATGGATCAACGTAACACTTGGCTTGGCTACTGCATTGGGTAATTCTTAAATTCGTAATTCATAATTCGTAACTATTATGGCAAACATGAATATCAAAAGTTCGGAATGTGCCTGGCATCAGACCGAAGTTAAGGTTTTGAACAGAACGCTCACCGGCATACGCGGTTGGGAAATCAAGAAGACCGTAGAGAAAGAACCTCTCTACGGTGCAGGTCAGAACCCGCTCGACATCACCGAAGGAAATATCAAAGTAGAAGGAAATATCAAAGTTCTCGGCTTTGAGGCTGACGCACTCAACCAAGCGGCTCAGGCTGCGGGTTACGGCGACATCACCGAAGTACCTCACGAGGCGATTGTGGCGAATATCAAACTCAAACGCTCGCCCCTTGACAAAGCAACCAATATCGCAATACGCGGCATTGCCTTCACCGAATGTGGCGACAGTATGGAACAGGGCGCAAAAAACAGAGAGATTACTCTGCCGTTTATTGCGATGGATGTAATCAAAACAACGCTTTAAATTGAAAGTTGAAAATTGAAAATTTAAAATTAACAATTATGCCAAAAGAAACAGAAAAAAACACGGAAGAAATTTTGAAAGAACGCTACGGCGCAAAGTTGGAAGAGTACAAAAAACAATACGCTCCGCGCCGCCTCTCTGTAATCCGTGTGGAAGACAAGACTGCAATCCTCAGACCTGTAACAGCCGTTGAGATGGGGCAGTATTCGCTAATGATAGCAGGCGAAAACGGAAGTCTTGACACCGCTTGCCGTTACCTCTTGGAAAGTCTTTGGATAGACGGTGACAACTGCATCCGCGACGACGAGGAATATTTTATCTCCGCAATGCTTCAAATTCAAAATGTAATAGAACTAAAAAAAAGCAGTTTTTTGAGAATTTAGAGCGCGGCGAAAAGTCCAATGACGGCTATGCGGCGGCGTTGGTCTTCGGGCTTGAAAAAATAGGCTACGGCGTATTGAAAGACAACGAGGATTTGTTCTTTTACCTTACAGGCACGGCTTTGAAATTGGCAAAACAAAAGAATTGACAATTGACAATTGACAATTCACAATTGACAATTCACAATTGACAATTCACAATTTAAAAATCAATAAATCAAAAATGAACATCGTAGAATTTGGCATCAAGTTGAAAGATATGGCGAGTGGTGCGCTCCTGAAATTTGCTCAGACAGTAAAAAGCACCACCGCCACGTCGAAAGCGTCTGTCAACAAGACTACGAGTGCCATCGCCGAGACAGGCAAGAAAGCCGCCGAAACCCAAAGGTCTGTAAAACAAATGGCTGAAACAACCGCAACTGGTTTCAGCAAGGTGACCGAAGAGGCACGCAAGGCGGGCAAAGAAATCGACAACGTAAAGCAAAAAGCCGACAAGGCAAGCAAACAGAGCAAAGGCAACAAAAAAGACAAAGGCTCGTCGGCGTGGGACTACGTGAAAGGTTCGGCAATCTACGGCGGCATAATGGCTGCCGGAAGTATGGCAGCTGGGTTCTTTGCCGACTCCATCCAAGCAGGGCTCGACCGTCAGAAGATCCAAACCTCGTTTAATGTGCTTGCCGGCAGTGAGGATACCGGAAAGGAACTCACCAAACAGTTGGTGGACTTGCAGCAAAGCACCATTCTTGGTTCTGAGGTGTTCGGCGCGGCACAAACGATGATGGGGTTCGGATTCAACGCGCTCAAAGGCGGCGAAGACGACATCAAGAGCGTTACCGAAAACCTCAAAATGCTCGGCGACGTGTCGATGGGCGACAAAGAGCATCTCAACGGTTTGGCGTTGGTATATTCTCAGGTATGCGCAGCCGGTAAGATGAACACTCAGGACTTGTACCAGTTCATCAACAACGGCTGGAATCCGTTGGAACAGATGAGCAAATCCACCGGCAAATCAATCTCCCAACTCAAAGACGAAATTGCGGAGGGCAAAATCACCTTTGACAAAGTACATGAATCGTTGGTGCAATCAACCTCCGAAGGCGGCAAGTTCAATAATATGCTTGGAGAAATTGCCAAAACGCCTTTCGGCAAGATGCAGCAACTCAACGGTGCATGGGAGGAGTTCAAAATAAAGGCAGGAAACGCCTTTACACCGCTTGTGTCGTTTGCCTTGGAACTTGCAAACAAACTTCTGCCGTACCTTGAAAAAATGCTCACGCCGCTTAGCAACGGCATTGCAAAGGTTGTGGACTACATCAAGGCAGTTAAGCCGATATTGATGCAGGTGTTTTCGCCGGTGGCAGAGTTCGTGGGCGGCATCGTGGCAAAGGTTCAAGAGTTTTTTGCCGCCGCATCCGAAAAAGCCAACGTATTTATGCAATATGTAAACGCCGTAAAAGATACCATCGTAAATCACGTATGGCCGGTGATTCAGCAGGTAGTAGAATTTGTCGGCGATATGATTGGACAACTGTACGACTTTATAAGTCAGTCGGAACTGTTGGCGGATATATTTTCGGGAATACAGGCATTTATTTCGATGGTTTATGATGGTGTCAGCGCAATTATAACGGCGTTAAAATGGGTTTTTGATAATGTTGTAATGCCGATATTAAACAGCATCGAAAAGGTTTATCGTTTTATCAAAGATTTGTTAGGCACTAAGCCGAGCATTGCGGAATCTGTGGCAAGTATGAATATATCAGCCGCTGTACCAATTGCAGCACCTAAGCCCAAATCCTTGGACGAAAAACAAGGCAAAACCAAAAACTCCGAAGTACTTAAAAAGATAGCTGAAAACACCAAAAATAATTCCACGGCATCCAACCAAGCGGCAAAGTCCGTTGCATCGTCGGGTCCGAAGGTCGTAAATATTTCGCTCGGAAAGTTTTTCGACAATATTGTGTTCAACACCACCAATTTGGAAGAATCGGCGGGTAAGATAGAAAGCGTTGTAATGGAAACACTGTCAAGAGTATTGCTTGACGGCGCAAAAACAATTTAGCATTATGAGTTCATTTTTGATAGATCTAAAAGAGATTTACAGAGAGTATTTCCCTAACAAATTCAAAGTGGAAGACAAAGTAAAAGACAACACTTTTACATCGCTCGGCTCACCGATAAAGGAGAAGGTCAAGGGGGACTACCTCGGTCGCGAAGTATTCCTGCCGGTGCGTCTGGTATGCGGCGGCAAGGAACTGTCTTTACCCTGCGCCACAATCCGCATCACGGGACAGAAGACCATCATCCGCACCGCAATATCTGAGAGGCGCGGCACGGTAAAGGAACAATTCTCTGTCGGCGACTACGAGTTCACGGTAAACGGCGTGATGATAGCGCAGGAAAACCGTCTTCCCGACGAGGACATGCTTAAACTGAAAAACTTTTTTGAAAGTACTTCGGAAGTGGAACTGCATAATGCTGTTTCTGACTTGTTTTTGGATTCCTCGTGCCGGGTGTGCATTACAGGCGTTGATTTTCCCGAAGTTCAGGGCAAAACATTAAGACACCGCCCGTTTTCTTTTACATGTGAAAGCGATTTTGTAAACACTTTAATAATTGATAATTCATAATTGAGATGTTTGTAATGACTTCTGACATATCCATTTGCGGGATTACAGTAAAACCTTCGGCAGTTAAATGGCGTTGCTCGCTGTCGGATTACACCGATACCTGCACCATTGAACTGCCCTTGTCACTTTATACCAAAACAAACGGGACAAAGACACCGTGCGAGCCGTCTTTCAAACAGCTGCCGTTCCGTGAGGGCGGCGACGTACTTGTAAAACTCGGTTACGACAAGAAGAATACCACACGTTTTATGGGCAAAATCCTGCGTATCAACTATGCCGTACCGTTGCAGATAGAATGCGAAGGTTACAGCATTGACCTTAGAAAAAAGCGTTTTACAAAGTCATATAAAAAAACAACGGCGTATCAACTTTTAAAAGACCTTTGCGAGAATACTGATATAATCATACAAAAGAAAAACATCGCTGATTTGCCCCTTTCAAATGTATGGTTTAAAGATTTTCCGGCTTTGGAGGTGTTAGATTGGCTCAAAAAGAACTGCGCTTGCCGTATATGGTTTGACTTTGATAAACTGTTTCTTTCTGCTTCAAAGTTTTCTTTCAAGAAAGATTCTGTAAAACTTATTCCGGGTTTCAATACCGTTAAAGACGACGAATTGGTAAAGACTACCGACGAAAGTGTCAAAATCAATATCGTAGAAAAAGACACTACGGGCAAATCCAAAAAGACCAAAACGAAAAACAAGAAGACGGCATCTCAAAAAAGCAAAACGGAAAAACAGCTGAAAGTGCGCAGCGGTCTACCTTCCGACTATCTTAAAACCGTAGCTCAGGAGATGGAAAGCGAACAAAATAATCAAGGTTATGAGGGCAGTATTACATGTTTTCTCGTGCCTAATTTTGAAAAATCAATGACCGCTGAAATCGACGACCCAAAATTCCCTGACCGCAGCGGACGCTATTTTGTGGAAACCGTTGAAGGCGAGTTTTCGGCATCGGGCGGTCGGCAAAAACTAACACTGAAACATTATGGCGACAACTGACGAACTCAGGCAGGCATTACAGCAGAAATACGGCGAAAAGCCAGTCACGGTGCTTGGTAGCATTTCGGCTGTTGACGTAAGCTCTAAAACCTGCGACCTCGACGACGACGGCTTTATGATGTACGGGATCCGTCTGCAATGCGTAACGGACGCGGTATCTGGCATACTCAAAGTGCCGAAAGTAGGCGCACAGGCATTGGCGGTGAAGATAGAGGATGGCGACGGCTTTTTGCTGCTCGACTGCGCCGAATACGAAAAAATAATAATCAACGGCGGTAATAACGGCGGACTTATCAACATCGAAAGTCTTGTAAATAAGATAAACGCTATTGAGAAAGACATCA